TATATGTACATTTGGACTACCAGAAGTAGCTGAAGGACTACAATGCGGACCACCCGGCAATGGGCATAATGAATCTGGTGCTGCTCCGTTGCCGTTAAGGACAACTAATATTCCACCAACAAATACATCATTACATGCTGCGTTTAGGCCGCCGCCGCCATGACTATTTGGATCAGCATTAACGCTGATTGGTTGAGTATTTACAAACACGTTTGAGTTGTTTGATGCATTTGTACTTGCACCGCAACTACGTGAGTCTCCATTTCTATGAACCTGTGGCACTTGCTATTGCTATTCCTGTACTTTGTTTAATATACATATCGCTAGCATCTTTTGCCGACTTAACTATGCATATAACATTATTTATCTTTAGTTTTACTTTAGTATCAGGTGCAATTGTAAACATGTATGGTGCTAATGCCATTCCATTTTGCGCCGCAATTAAAATATAAGGCTTAGCAACTGTAACTACATCTTCGTTTTCATCTTCAAAACGTGCAATCATTTCTTCACCTGAAGAAAGTTTGATACTTACAACATCACCTACTTTGTACTGTGCTTCTATTAACATATATTATCCTTTATAATGAATGTCCAGTACCATTGTAATTTGTATCTTCAATGTACTTGACTAATTGATCGTACCCACCTATTTTGTTACCACTAACAACGATCTGTGGGAATGTTCTGGCAGTTGGAAACTCTTCTACCATAACTTCTCTTGTGAAATCTTTATCTAACTGCTTGTATTCAAAATCTAAACCTCTAGACTCGCATAACCTTTTAGCGGCGTCACAATAACCGCATTGTGTTTTTCCATAAATTGTAATCATAAACTCATCCCTGAAAATGTATCTTCACTTACATCTTTTTTCACACCACCAATAATATAAGAACTAATCTCTGTCTCTTGTGGTGCTACTTGCACTTCTGCTCCACTAATCCATTTTTGTGTCCACGGCAATGGGTTTGCTTGTGAAGTTGTATAAGGACATTTCATACCAAGTGCTATCATACGCTTACAACAAATCCATTCAATGTAATCGCTCAACAACTGTGCATTAAGACCAATCATTGATCCATCCTTAAACAAATAGTTTGCCCATTCTTTTTCTTGTTCAACTGCATCAACGAACATTTGTGTTACTTCGTCTTTACATTCCTCTGCAATCTTTACAAAGTCTGGGTCTTCTTTTGTTAACACTTTTGATAACAAGTACTGTGTACTTGCTAAGTGTACGTTTTCGTCACGGGCAATAAACTTAATAATCTTAGCATTGCCTTCCATCTTTTTAAGTTCTGCAAATGCCCAAGAGCATGCGAAACTTACATAGAAACGAATTCCTTCTAAAATGTTAACACTATTCAATGTTAACCAAATCTTTTTCTTTAATTCATATTCATCTACTTCAACTGTTTTACCATTTACTTTGTGTTTACCTACGCCTAGCAATTGATAATACTGTGATAGTTCAATAAGCTCGTCATAATATTTTGAAATATCATCACCGCAATCTGTAATTTCCTTACTGTCCATTAGCTCATCAAATACTACAGTAGGATTAGAATAAATGTTACGGATAATATGTGTATAACTGCGTGAGTGAATTGTTTCACTAAATGTCCAAGTCATAATCCAGTTTTCTAGTTCTGGTAAACTTACAATAGGTCCAAATGCTTCTACTGGTGCTCTGCCTTGTACACTATCTAATAAGATTTGCCTTTTCAAATTAGCAGTAAAAATGTGTTGTTCATGCTCAGTAAGATTTTTAAAATCCTGAGAATCTTTACTAACATCTACTTCTTCGGGACGCCAAAAGAATCCCAACTGTTTGTCAGTTAGTTTATCAAACTGTTTATACTTTACAGTATCATATCGTTGAAAGCCTAATTGGCCATCTAGAAATGCATTACATTCAGTATGGTATTTTTCATTTGTTGTGTTTAAAATTGTCATTCATGTGTTTCCTTAAATTGTGCAACTATCACAGTAGTCGTCATATTCGCCGTCTGATTCAAAACTATCTCTTCCTAATAGTTCTTCTTTACTTTTCTTATCAAAATCAATTTCGCCTTGTCCGTCAAATGTATTAAAGTAATACAATTGCTTACCACCATACTTGTAGAACATTACAAGATGTTGTAACATGACACTCATTGGTATCTTTTCTTCTTCATAGAATTCTGGGTTGTAGCTTGTATTAACACTGATACCTTGATCGATATACTTTTGCAATACTGCCATAATTTTTAAATAACCTTCTGGACTACGCTGGTCCCACAGTAGGTCATATTTGTTCTTTAAGCGTGGATAACCAGGAACCACTTGCTTTAGTACTCCGTGTTTACTTTGCTTAACACTAACAAATGCACGTGGTGGTTCTACTCCGTTAGTACTGTTGCTAATTTGTGCTGATGTTTCAGCAGGCATAAGTGCCATTAGTGTACTGTTACGAATACCTGTTGCTTTAAGTTGTTTACGCAATCCATCCCAATCCATACGTTCAGTGTGAGGTACTAGCTCATCTAATTCTTGCTTGTATGTTTGATTAGGAGTAATTCCATCGCCGTATTTTGTTTCATATATACCATCGATGTTTCCTTTATCAATGGCCAAATCTGCACTTGCTTTAATTAAGTAATAACTCCAAGCCTCTGCCCATTCGTCCACTAATGCCAATCCATCTTTATCAATATCTTGATAGTTTAAATCATGCTTCGCTAACCAAAATGCAAAGTTAATAATACCAACACCCAATGGGCGTCTTTTCATTGTACTTAGTTCTGCTGCTAATACTGGATACTTTTGATAATCCAATAGCTCATCTAGTCCACGCACTGCAAGTCTACATACTCTTTCAAAATCTTTTGGAGATCTAATATTACCCCAATTGATTGCACTTAATGTACATAAACTAATTTCTCCTTGTTCGTCACTGAAAAAAGATAATGGCTTAGTAGGCAAATTAATCTCACAACATAAGTTGCTTTGTTTAATAGGTGCTACTTCTGGCTTAAACGATCCATGTGTGTTTGCATGATCCACATTCATTAAGTAAATGCGTCCTGTATTTTTGCGTTCTTCCATAAACTGTCCAAATAGTTCTGCCGCTGGCATAACTTTCTTTCGTGTTACTGTACGCTCTGCTTCTTCATATAATTCTTTAAATTTGTCCTGATCATCAAAAAAGGCCTCATATAGACCCGGTACATCACTTGGTGAAAATAAACTAATATCTCCGCCTGTGAGTAGACGCTCGTACATAAGTTTATTAAACTGTACTCCATAGTCCATGTGTCTTACACGGTTGTCTTCTGTACCTTTGTTGTTTTTGAGAACAAGTAATTCTTCTGCTTCCATGTGCCAAATTGGATAGTATAGTGTTGCTGCTCCGCCTCGTACTCCACCTTGAGAACAAGATTTAACTGAGCTTTGAAATAATTTATAAAATGGAATAACACCAGTGTGTGATGCGTCACCATTTCTAATTGGGCTTCCAATTGAACGGATACTGCCTGCGCCAATTCCAATGCCTGCTTTTTGACTTACATATTTTACGATAGCACTAGAAGTAGCATTAATACTATCAAGACTGTCGTCGGTTTCAATAAGAACGCAACTACTAAATTGACGTTGCGGTGTACGAAGTCCGGCCATGATAGGAGTAGGTAAACTAATATCAAAATTACTAATAGCGTCATAGTATTCCTTTACGTATTTTAATCTTGTTTCTGTTGGATAATTAGCAAATAGTGTTGCGGCGATCATCATGTATGCAATCTGTGGTGTTTCAAATATCTCACCTGTAACACGATTTTGTACTAAGTACTTTCCACGAAACTGTTCCATGCCAACATATGTAATGTTTTCATCTCTGTCGTGTTTAATGTAACTGTCTAGTTGGTCAATTTCGTCTATAGTATAAACGGAGAAAAAACTTTTATCGTAATAACCTAATGAAACATTTTTAAGTGCTATCTCTTTAAGATGAGGAGGCTCAAAAGATTGATAAACTATCTTTCGCAAATGATAGTTAATTAATCTGCCTGCTACCCATTGATAATTTGGAGTTTCTTCACTAATAAGATCAGCTGCCGCTTTAATTAGTGTTTCTTGAATATTTGCACTTTCAATTCCGTTATAGAATTGTAAATGACTTTTTAATTCTACTTGACTTGCACTTACTCCTGCTACATCATTACATGCATAAAATACGACTTTATGCATTTTCTCTAGATCTAATTCTTCGCGAGATCCATCGCGTTTTAATATTGTTATATCTTTACCCATTTATCATCCAATTTCTTTCGTTTATAGTTTTATTAAAACTATTTTACCAAGGTACTTACTTCTATTTCAGTGAGTACATTGAATTCATTCATTACTTCTTTTGTGTTTATAGTATCATAATTATAGTTTAAAATATGCATATTGTCAACTAAAACTATTAACTTTATTTCACTATTTTCCACATTTTGTACATGTAATATTCTACAAGGAATATCACTGTAATGTAGAGTGTATGCCATACACAAGCCTACAACATTTTCATCGTAGTGATTTGTATTTAGCAACTCCCAAGGATTAGGCCAAGATATGTGATCGTATGGATCAATGACTCTAGTACCCAAGGGCGTAGTTTTCCAAAAGTCAATCACAACTCTTAATTGTGCTTTTCTGTCTGAAACTTCTACTATTTCTTTTCTTAATTCACGCCACCTACGAAGTCTAGGTTTCAGCGGTAATTGCCACGTATCTTTCATTTAATTTACTTAAATGACTTTTGAACGTATGTAAATGTGTGTTCGTTTACTGTATCTATTACACCTAATACAGAGATTGGTTTAAAGTTAAGTATAAATCTATCTGTACTATTGTTAGTCAAACTAAATTCAACTGGAATAGTGCCAGTACTAATATCGTATTGATCTTTAATAGAACTTGTAGTAGGTACTCCAGATGCATTGTCAAGTAGCATAGTTAATGTGCCACGTCTTGATGCCGAAGTATTAAACGGCGCTGCTGTATTTGTGCCTAGATGTGATAGTGTATAATCAATTGTTACACTTTTTTTATTATCACATAAAAATTCTATTCCTGTTACTTGTGCTGCACTTGAAGTAGCAGTAAATTTAATCATTTGTTCTGGATTTGGAAACGCTTCTGCATGGTAACCAATTTCTTTGTTATACCACAGATGGTATTCTATATCATTATCGCCACTTGGGTCAGCTGATAATGTATGATTAAAGGTAGCAATATTATCTATAAATGTAATATTAGCACCTGGTATATCAGCTAAATGTGTTGCAGGATTAGTGCCGGCATCAGTTATAGTGATACCATATGCTAAATCAGTAGTTGTTATTTCATCTAAATCAATAGGGTGACCCGACGGAGATATAAATTCAACAGTTGACGAAGTAGCATCATCTGAACTTACAGAACCCTTTACTGGTTCTTGTCCCATAAATGTCTGCTGATAATCAGTTACTAGTCCAATTTCACCCGGAAGTAATTTCGGGAGATTTGCTAGTGTACCTTTTCGTGCTGTCATTCTTGCGGTAATTGTTGCCATGTTATTTCTTCCTTATGTTAATGTATTTATGATAAGCGATAGAATTTTTCTAACCTTTGAGCCCATTTCATTTCCCAATCTTTGAAATCTTCTGGGTCACTTTCAAACAGTTGCCACTGGCAATCACCACTACACATAAAGATAGCAATACGGCTAATATCAGTGCCATACATCTCATTGTGTGCGTTTGCGTATGCGGCTCCTTGTAGGAAATAATCATCAATCCATTCACGTTTTTTAGGTTTATTTGTTTGTTTAAAGTCCATAATAGTTGCTTCGCCTTTGTATACACCAACTAAATCTGTTGTGCCTGCATACAATTCTTTTGCTACTAAGTTTACTTCTGTACCCCATATTTCATCAACATCTTTTTCAATGTTATCCACAACCACCTGTGCCATTGCTTTGGCTTGTTGATGTACTATGTTGTTTCCAGGGTTATATGTTTCGTATTCGCCTAATGCCCAATGTTCTAATATATTGTGCATAACTGTTCCACGATTTGCGGCAGTTGTAGTAATGC